TAGCCAAGCAGCTTATCTCTGACTACAGCGCTGCAGTAAAGCGACTGGCGGCCGGCGGTGGCATGTTCCAGAAGTCGGTAGCTGGCTTCTTTGACAAGCAGGGCAAGCTTAGGCAGGAGTCTGGGGCTAAGAAGGGCTTTATCACGTCTGCTGTCATAGCTGATTTTTCCAATCCGGACGTCCAGACAGTGGTGTCCATGACCAATTTGTTCACCGCGCTGCGCGAGATCACCAAGGAGATTGGCAAGGGTGACCGCGAGTCCTTGGCCGACCACCAGAGGGATTACATCCGCGTTTTGTCTTTGATCATGAGGGTCACCAATGACTCTAGCCTTATCTTCCATGAGATGAGGACGCTTGACGATAGGGGTATGAAGCCGGGCATGAGTGAAATCAGGGCTAAGAGCGGACTATTTAATGGAGGCCATCATCAGGGCATGGATTTCTATACCCTGCCTCCGAGTATTGGAGAAGTGGTTACTTCGACTTCCATTAACGGGCAGGCGAAGAAGCGTAACATTGCCTATGTTCCTGTTAATGTGAACAGGCAGCCTCCGGGCAGGGCTCTAAGGATAGCCGAGGAGCGAGGCATGCACGTCGGCTCTAGTGGCATACCTGCCATGATAGCTGCACAGCCAAAAGGATCTAGCAGTCATGCAATAAGCATCGCTGACGTGTCGCATATCGTCGGCACCTCAACTGAGGTTAGGGCGTTCATGTCTAACACTAGCGGTAAGGCTATGAGCACTATAGACCCAAGCAGCCTTAAGCGGGGCGCTGGTTCTATCATACCGGGCGGCAACGCTTGGGATGGTATCATGCCTCCCATGGCCTTGCAGTTCTTCGCAAGCAAAGATGGCCCAGCTAAGCTAATGGCCATGATGCCTGACGCCAAGGAGGCTACCAAGGAAACGCTTCTCGCCCACATGTCGCTAGCTCAGGCCATGGGTATCATGAGGAAGGTTGAGGAAGATATGATAAACGGAGGAGAGATCAGGTCTGGAGAGATATCCTCCATGCTCAAGGAAGCCGGTGTGTACGGAGATAATATGATGTTCGTGGAGCAGGTGGTAGCTGGCTACGCCGACACAGTATCCTCAGATCATAACTCCCACATGGCTGGCGTCCTTAGGATAGGCCAGTACCTCGCGGCTCAGGAGAACTACTTTAAGCATAGTCTAGACTCTGATTCATTCCCGTCTAACGGAAGCGCCAACAGGCTACTCGAGAAGCTTGGTGTTGATACCGCCAAGGCTCCCGGTGCCGGCTCTAGGTACGTGGACATGCTTAGGCAGTTCATAAGGACCGGCAGCGTCGCCGACGTTGATGGCGACTTCAGGATGGCCGTCAGGACGCTTGATGGTCCTGTGGATGGCCAAGGCAGCATTATGGGTGTAGGCTATGGCTCAAAGAAGATAGACTCTGTCCAGTCATCCAAGCTGATGATGCTTACCGGCAGCCAAGCTATAGCCAAGCTCGACGACATTAGGAAGCGCGAGATGGAAAAGCTGGGCCTTATTGGTAGGATGGTAGATCACTTCGGCAACAGCTACGATTACTTTGAGATTTCAGATAGGAAGGCCGAGCTTAGCTTGCAGAAGTTTGGCGGCCGGCTTGATGGAATGCTTACCGCAGGCATCTATAATGCGGATGATAAGCTGAATAAGCTCATAGACCAGACGCTGGATACGCTTGTGTCTGACTCTGCAGTCCCGGTTGACGCCAGCCTGTATGACGAGTTCTACCGCAGCTTCAATTCGAAGGGCTACACGCTTGGTGATATCATAACCCACCCTGAGCTGTATGCTTTCTACCCGAACCTTGAGCACACAAGGTTTGAGCTGACTCCAAATGGATCAACGTGCGAGGCGTCGTATAGCCCGCTGGAAAACGTCTTCAGGATATCTCCGCAAGCTATGCTTGTGTCGGCGCTTGGAGACAGGCTAAGGAAGCGAACCGGCGGCGTGGATATAGACTATCAATCCTTCATGGGGCATGATGCTAACGTTGAGTACGTTCGCGGCCTGCTTCTCCATGAGATACAGCATGCCATTCAAGAAGCTGAAAAGTTTTACCACGCTGGGCATATTTATATCGCTAGCGACGTTGCTAATTTTGCCACCTCCGGCTCCGGCTATCCAGACCGGATGGCTCTAGCAGCCGGAGCCTACGCGGCTTCGGTGCCCAACCTTCCTATCTTGCTGGGCGGACCGGAACCAATGGGAATACTGGACTCACCTGAGAAGCAGCTAGCTCCCGGGACTGGCCTAGATGAGCACATCGTCGCGGTCATGCGAACCTATCATCGCAACTCCGCCAAGCTGGTAAGCCATGTCAGAGACGCGTCAGGCAAGCTGGAGATCATTCAGCCTGATGACGCCACTGCGACCAAGGAGATCCAAAAGATACTAAACGCGCCGGTGGCCCACGCTCTCATATCTGAGTTCATACCTCGCACTATAGCTTACTACACGTCGAGCAGGTTGAAGGCTGAGTCCACCATGATTAAGGTGCTAGCCGGCCTGAATGATGGAGTAATGATAGCCGATGCCGTCTCTTATTTCGAAAACATCATTAAGACGGCTGAGAGGAACATAGAAGAAGCCAAGCTTCTCGCTCAGTCTATAAAGGGGGGAGACTTTGTGGCAGCGCAGAGGGCCGCCGTTTCCGTATCTCTAAGTAAGGCAGACTTTGATCGCATTTCTGTCGGCTCGAGGTGGCCAGCCTCGGTGAATGCCCTTCAGTCATACGACCCGACCCTGATTAGGATGTCATCCGAGGTAAGCCTTGGAGCTTCACTTACAGTTGGTTCTATAATCGACGAGGCAGATGCCATAAAAGCCCCGTGGGGGTTTAAGGCTGCCAACACATACATGAGGCTCTTGCAGGGCGTGTACTACGGCACCGACCCGGACGAGATAATGTCTAATGTGACCGCAGACAGGTCTAGGATGTCTGAGTCTGAGCTGGCAGCTTCCCCTCGCAAGGTGGCCGAGAATACTTACGAGCGCCTAGCTAGGCTGGCTAGCAACAATGGGGAAAACCTTGGGCAGAATGCTAGTCGCATATTCCGCAACCCTCCTAAGCTAAACATGATCGGGGGAAGTGTGGGCGCGGAGAAAATGAACGTCAGCCCGTTTGGAGAGTCCGCGAACAATCTATTCGCCGGCGGTATGCGAATGCTGGCTAGGGCAAGCCTGCTTGGTCACTACGTCCATAAGGCCAACGCCGAGCTCATGCACCTAGGCAAGCTCATGTACACTTCTAGGGGCTGGCACATTGGTGATGACGGCCTTCCCGTATACATTAGCGAGACTGGATTCCTTGAAGGCTCTCCCTTGTTGGGTCAATTCGGTGGAGACGTTAGAAACCTAGCGGCCAATCAGGAGCAAGTCATCAGGGCTAAGCACGATGAATCTGCTGCGCGCCGAAATCTTACCGAGGAGCAAAGGACTGATCTATTTGGAAATGCCAAGGACGCTGACTCAGAGGATGTAATAAAGTTCGGCAAGCTGCTTGTGGATAAGAGCTTCATCCCGACCCAGATGTACCAAAGCGGAGACATGGGTTTCCTTGGCGGCATAAGCAGGGACGGAGGCAAGACTGTGACTATCTCGGACATCGCTGCTGCGATGGGCGCCAAGCATGTCATCGAGGAGCATATCGGAATGAGCAGCCGCGCGCTCAACGCCATCTACAAGGCTGAGATACCGGAAGTGGTTGAGTCCCACAAGATCGTCGAGACCTTCAGGGCTGCCGGCCTTTCGTACGAGGACATTAACGTGGCCCACTTGGACCACATCGAAAAGAACTTTAAGGGCGTTAAGTTTACGCGAGGAGAGCTGGCCGACATGATCGCCATGATACATGACGTGCCGCTCCTAGATGTATCCGGAAGGGGCAACACCATACCGGCCATCATGAGGGACATAATGTCAGGCGTCGATAGCGCGGAGCAGTTTAGGAAGCTTTATAGGGCAGCGATGAACCCGGACGCTCCTAACTACTACGCCCCGTGCATGAGGGCGTTCATCAATGAGTCGTTAAGCGGAGGAAACAGTAACTCTGATCGCGCAATTCCGCTCAGATCGTTGCTTAAAGTTGATAGCACCACAGAGGCAGGAGCTGGAAGGTTCTTCTTGATGGAAGCGATCGTGGAAACCATACAATTTAACTGGAATGCTAATGAGTACATACAGCGATTTGTTGGAGGTCAGGCCGGCAAAGACCTAGCTAAGCGCATAGCTAACGCGCTGGCTGATAGGTTCCCGGAGCACACTGATCGAGGTGGATACACTGATAGAGATGATGTAGCTCGTATGAATATCCGTGTTGAAACAAGTATTGATGCAATGGGCCAAGCGAGGCGCGGAAATAGTTCGGACTTCATAACCCCAGCAAGCGCCTATTACAGGTTCGCATCTAGACTTGAGCGTCTACTCGTAGAGCTTACTCCCTTCGCTGAAAAGCTAGCGCAGAAGATGGAGAAATCTATCAGGGATACTGGAGAAGTTATCGCCGGCTCCAGTCATACTCAAAGGTTCCAAGAGATGTTGGCTGCATTTTATTCCGAAGCGCTGACCGCCGGCCTTAAGGATGTCGTGGTATCTCGGGTTGGCGAAGATGGACAAAAGCGTATTGAGCTAAGCTCGCGCGAGTTCCAGATGATGAGTCAGGGCAAGAGGTCGTTCTATGACGGCGTTACTGTCAATGAAACCCTAGTTAGGAGAGGAATCGGATCACCCTTCATGAGTGAAGGCTCCTCTGGCTCTGTCTTGCATGGGTTGGTAGGTGGAGCGTCTGAAGCTTTTGCAGCTTCGGCTAGGGCCTATGGACTACAGTCGGTAATGGCTGGCACCAGCGTCCATCCGGCAGTACCGGCATTAAGCGACACTGCTTACAAGCCCGACAAGGTTTTGAGGAATATGCACAGGAGCATAACCTTTGGGCCCAGCTCAGATGTGCCTGACACAGTCAACATTACTAACGGAGACGAACAGATAGCGATAGGTTTAAGGTCGGCGGAAGGTGGCATGAATAAAGCAGAAGCCTCCCTGAGTACGTCCTTGTATGAGTCAAAAATCCCCAACGCGGATTATGACTCTGAGGTGCCAGCCTACATTAGGCATGCCCAATTTGCGCAGCGCGCATTGATAATCAGGGCCAATGACCTGCTTAAGTACATCAGCTCCATGGACGGAGAAGAAGGGCTTGATAGGCGCATCCAAATTTTGGCCGGCAGCAGCAGGATCAGGGGCGCTTCTATGCGGGAGCTAATGCTAGCCAACCCTGATACGCTGAGAATCCTGACCGAGCCAAACATAGGCGAGCAATCGGCCAAGGCTCTTGGCTTCTTGCGCATGGCAGAAACCATCGACCAGCAGGCATACAATATCGGCCTTGGTAATGTTACGGGCATCGATCAAGGAAGCTGGGATTCTATCCCGGCCACAGACCGACGTGACGCGGGAGGCTATAAGCCTCAGTCTCAGGCGGCCTTGGTACGGCACTACACTAGGGAGGGAGCTTTGGTCGTCACCTCCGCGTATGAGGCACTCGGCTCTACGATGGAGCCGCACACGGCTAGCCTTCTCAATGGGCTCACAAGCACCACCGCCAGTAAAAAGCAAAAGGCCATAGCCTCAGAGCCCCTTAGGGTGGTGGCGAGGACTAGCGCAACCGGACACAACTTGCTCGCTGAGTTTGTACGAGAAGCGGACGACGAGGGCGCCGAGCGTGTAGTAAACCTTGATTACACCAGCGCCGATTATGAGCAAAAGATGCTGCAAATGCGCATACCTCGTATCGCTAGGATACTTGGAGACTTTGCAGCCGAAGCCGGAACTCGCTTCTCTGTCGATAGAGAGGTTGTCACCGACCCCGGATTGATTAGGTACGTTGTAAGCAGATCATTTGATAGCAAGGACTCGCTCCCGACGTTAATCCATAAGGAGTACTATAAGAACGGATTTATCCGCAACATAGCCCACACGTTAGATGGCACCATCCCTTTGCTTGCTGCCGCGCAGCTACTAGAAGCAACCCACCTGCCAAGGAACACGGCCCTCTCAAAGAAGCTGAGGATGTGGCTTAAGGCAGACAAATCTAGGTACCATTGGCACGTTGCGGAAAAAGCGCCCGAAGTAAGTGACTCCCAAAAGTTGTCCTTAATCTCCTCGATGAGTGCAGCGATGGCAGTCATGAGCGTAGCGCACATGCGCAGGCCGTTCATGAACTCATTTGGCGACATGTCTTCACCCATGTCCATGGAAGTTCTAGCCAAGGTGATAGGTGGAGTGGCTACGGAGTCTGACAATTACGACTTCCAATCCATGGTTCGGATGTCGCAGGGAAGCATGCTTAACAGCATGAGCATTGATGCCATAAAGCAGTTTGCCACGCTAACCGGACTAGCTGAGACGCAGCGAACCATCAGGTCGCTTCGCAAGACTGGGGTAAACTTCAATAAGGCTGAGTTGCTCGCCATAGAAGCCGCCGTCGGTACTATAGCTAAAAGGGACGTAATTGACCGCATGGATGCGAACACGTTCATACATGACGTGCTTGGCATTAACCCGGACACAAATACCCTTCTTGGAGGAAGGGGTGATTATGACCTTAACTGGGCAGCAGCTAAAGACAGGCTTAGTCCCCTTTCCCTCAAGAAGGCATTAGCTACCACTAACAACTGGATCGATGCTAGCGCGTACCAAGAAGTCATGGTCAAGGCCCTTAAAGGTCTATCAGAAATTGATGGAGCTACTCCAATAATTTCCCGAAACGCGACTACCGGTAAATATACGCTTCCGCACTCAGATAACGACACGAAGGGGTTTGTGATAGACTCCTCCCTTCATGGAGGAAGCATGCGTGGCGTCTTTAGGCTCACGGATCATAGCAGCATTGAGCCTATGAGAATGGATACTTCGATCTTAGAGCCGGATGTTCGAGAAGCTAGAAGGTGGGCCGATGACGCAGCTTACGAGGGTGTAGGAGCTGACGACTTGGAGCCGGGCAGATACATGCGAACTAATTATGAGCCTCTCCGGGCCAAGCCTTACGATGGTGGCCTTGGCGCGGTTGGAGCCATGTTCATGTCCGAGGACCCTATTGATCTAATCGAGAGGGAGCCTGTGATGGAGTCTGGCAACGTACAGATACAGTTCGGCAACCAAGGACGAAGCGCGATCCCTGCTAGCGTGATTCGCGGATTCGTTCAGGAGTCAATTATCGGACGAGCCCAAAAGGATGGAGCTAAGACCATTGAGATAGCTCCAGCCGGCCAGCAGCTTTCTTACGGCGGACTAGGCGTATCCCAGATTGGCGGTTTTAACTCTGCGGAGGGCGTACTGGAGGCCTCTGCTCAATTCCACGGCAGGGGAATGAGGTCTATCAGCAAGACCACATTCCAAGCATACGGAAACGATAAAAAGAAACAGCCTACCATGCTCACCATGGAGGCGTCTAGGCTCAGGGGATTCACTCAGCCCCCTCCTGCTTCTAATTACGGAACTGGCTACATATCAGACCCCCACAGGGCTGGAGAGTTTGCTCCCAAGAAGGGCTACGCATGGAAGCGCCTTCCTGATGGGCGTATCATGATCAACCTTACCGGCGACCATCTTGGCTATAAGCAAGACTATCAGGTCAGGGGTGCTGTAAGGGCTGGTTATGGATTCAGCCTTTCCGAAGGCGTTGGATATGACCCGAACTCAGGGCTGCTGATACCGGGCAACATGCAGTCTCAGGCTACGACCTCTGACTTCCTTGGCATGATGAAGCACCCACTTGCTTCCGCTTTCTCGCAAAAGGACCCGATGATGATGCAGGCTATAATCGACAGCGCTGTGCGCGATATTCGAGGCATGCACCACACTCGCGGGAAAATAGACCCGATGCAGCCAGTGCTAGAAGGAATACCCGGGCACAACCTAGGGGCGATGGAAAGGGATCAATTTAAGGCCTTCCTATTGGACACGCGTATCCCAATTGAGCGCAGGGCTTTCCACGCTGCCACCATGAATGACATAAATGGGCCAAGCTCGTACACGTCATTCATTCTTCCGGCCGGAACTACAACTGAAAACCTAGCCGCTATACTTATGGCTATGCATGTTGAGCCAACCCTTGGTGGCGCCTTCGTTGAGTCGGCTACTAGGGAGAGAAAGCATAGGCTTAACGTTGGACACGAAGAAATATTTAAGGGAGATGCGAAAGCCCGAGGCATATTCACCATGAGCCAGATGGATGGTGACTTTGGCATAGTCCCAAGCCGTCAGTCTGGAGCCTACACTAAAGGCATATTGGCCGGACTTGAGGACAATGTGCAGATGGGCTTGTCAGTTGATCCGCACTTGATGGATGACGTATATCTTGCCGCGCACAAAATAATAAGCGGAGAAAGTGGCTACTTCCTGCCGGACACTGAAAGGACTCTTTCAATGAACGGAGACACTGGTCTAGCAATATCCCAGATGTTCCCGGGCAGAAAAGACCTGCTAGCCCATTCGTGGGACGCCAAGGCTGCTCATGGTATTAAAATATGGAAGCGCACCAACTTCATGAAGGATGATAATTTCCGCGCATACATTGTGGAAATGAATCACCCAAGCTCATTTGGGCTTGAGGGAGGATTGCAAATCGGGAAAAAGGCTATCGCTTTTAAAACTGAGGCGCAGGCAATTGCTTTCTCAAATAAGCTAGCGTCAAGTATGACTGAGGCATCTGTGCTTAGATCGCTTGCCGGCGGAGATTTCAGGGTCGTTGAGAGGCCAGACGAAGGTAAGGGAAGCAAGTTCTTCGCGGAAGCTAAGGTCAGAGAGATTGAGCGACTGCAGCCGTCTGTTGGTTTCTCGGGCGAGCTAGAGGGAACAGGCAAGTACCGCGTGGGTGATTTGGATGTGGCTATGGACGTCCAGCAAGCTCGACAGGTCGGAAAAGCTTTGGGCCGTAATTTCCATCTAGAGTTTGACACTCCTGCTGTAAAGCTTGAGCAGATTACTGGCAGCTCAATCCCTGAGCTCGAAGACATGGTAAGGCAGAAGGTGAACTTCGGCCTGCCTCAAGGCGTTATGAACTTTGGATCAAGGGCGATGAACGCCATCATCCGTGGCCTGCCGGGCAACAATAGGGACTTCCAGTACCTCAATGGTACGGAATGGTTCAGCCTGCTGACCAAGAATGGCGTATCAAAGGCCGAGATAAGGCAGACTGGCCTTGGGCACCTGCTTGCAAACAACCCGGCCGCCAAGTTTAGCAGGCAGGACATGGCTGAATTTATGGCCGCAGTATATCCGACCATGCGCAGGTCGGAGCCGGCCATGTACCTAATGCATGCTGCACAACAGGCTTCAGCGCTTGGGTTCAACCCAGAGGAGAGCGTCAAGCCCCTTGGCAATAACACCTTCGTACCTCCATTCATACACGACTCAAGGCTTCAGAGCAGGGCGAACCAGTTGATGGCCGTCGATGCGCTGCTATCTAAGCGTCTGGAATTAACCACGCTGTACGAAAAGGTTTCTAGTGAGGGAGCCGATGAGGCAACTAAGGCCAAGCTGGTTGAAATGGTTGGCTTTATTGAAGGGCATCTCAGGTCGTTCGCAGAGAAGATCGGAGTCTTCCGGGCTGACAGGATAGATTCAGTCTCTCTGTCTGACACTATTCATGGCAAGCTTGCGGAAATAGTGGCCAAGGAAGGGGAGCCGTTTGCTTCGTACGACTTCAGGCAGCTCGAGCAATCGCGTCATGCGGTTAATGACAGGATCAAGGCGCTCGCCTCCGACGCTGCAATTAGGGCTATACTTGGTCCTGTAGCTGATGAAATAGGGCCATACATCTCGTCCTTAGTAAGCCCTAACATGCCCCACGCGGCAACGAGGCCAACCAATGCGCTAGCTACAACTCTGGAAGCTGGCAAGGCCATCGGGTTTGGATGGGGCTCTGACATGGAAGACTCGTTAGGTCAGTCCATGCATTATTACGGAAGCTTCCCGTACACCACTTACATAGCTTCGCCTTATCAGGCGCACCACCAAGCAATCGTCAGGTACGCAGACAAAGATGGCTTGTCCGACATAACCGCTTACCTCAAAGAGGTTCGCGACAACCTAAAGGCTCGTAAGGAAAAGATAAGCAGGATGACCCCGGGCCCAGAGCTTGACGCTGAAAAGCAAAAGTACACCTCCGAGATCGCCCTGCAACAGACTATACAGCGGGTGGCTGCGGTCAGGCTCGCAACTAGCAAGAGGATGGCACATGACGACAATAGGAACCACGGGACGCACTTTGAAAAGGCTATGCCCGGCAGCTCGTCGATGTCTGGTGGTGGCGGAGCCTATGAGCTTGGCCACTCAAGGACTGGATGGGGCATGATGACCTCAGCCTTGGGCATAGACGGCTTTGCTACGCTTACCGGCATTGATCCTAATGGAGACCTGCCACTCGCGTTTAGGCGCGAACCTATATCGCTGCTCGAGGAAATTCAGTCAGACATATTCCAGAAGGTTGATAAGATAGTTCCGTATAGCGACCCGGACATGTTCCTTCCCGTCACCCTTGCTGAGCAAGAGGCTTTTGGCAGGTCTTCTGAGCTGACTAAACTCAATAAGGAATACAAGGACCTCCTAGCTCTTGCCAATGACTCAAGCAGGAAGGCGGCAGAGCAGCTATCTACCATTATCGGTACCGGCACCGGAGGAATATCAACTGGCACCAAAGATTTTGATATCCTGTCCTCTAGGTTGTTCTTAGATCAGACTGACATCTTCCAGCGCTCGATGATGCATGAAGCTGTCCCGGCCTTACTAAGGAGGACTGGTCGTACGGCAAAGGTTCCTGACCGCATTCGCGAATCCATATCTCGCATGACTAATGGTCAGGTATCTCCTACCGAGGTGTTCGTCTATGACTTTGATCATGAGCTTATAGACACCATCCGCAGCTACCCGTATTTCTCGCCTGAAAACGTAGAGAATGCTGTGTACGAAAAGATGAAGCAGCGCATGATCGAAAACATAACGAACGCTGAGCATGCGGACCTATCAATGCGCAACCCAAGGGCTGAGCAAATGAAAGAAAAACTGCTCAGAGACATGCGGACCATTGATGGCGTGGCTTCGATTGCAAAAAAGCAGCTCGAGATGACGGCTGCCATTATTAATCGAGGCGTAGAGGCTATGCGAAACCAAGGCCTAGACGCCCTGAAGAAGGAGCTCGATATGCTTGAGGCTGCTGGGGCTACCGGAGAAATGCATAGGTTTGTAAGCGAGCTGGTTAGTATTGGGCGCAATAGCTCAAAGATAGGAGACCTAATTGCCACTCACGTTGTCCGGTCTATGATCAAGGATGAGAAGCTGGCGACAGAGCTTGGCGGCCACATAGATGGAACCGGCGCCGTAGATTACGAAAGCTTGGTTGATAGGACTATTGAGCGCATCCGAAAGGATTACGCGGACAGTAAGTCATACATCGGCAAGTCGGTCTTGATCATACTTGACGAGCTTAAGCGCAGGCCAGCACAGGCAAGGCCTCACTCCGAGGCCGCAAAAAGCTTCTCCAACGTTCTGCATGAAAGCCAGAACGCCTTAGCTAGCAGGTTTAAGGCAACCATAGTCGCATTAGATGTTGATACTACACCTCAGGAAGTAGGCGACACGCTTGCAAATTGCCCAGAAGTTAAAGGTGACTTTGGTCAGGTATGGGTAAGGGTAAATCCTGTCGGCCAACTTGGCCTTGGCACAGCTGGTAATGTCACCTTCAGGACGTTTGATACCAAGGAGCAATTTGTGGCTTATGCTATGGCTTTAAAGAAAATGGGCGTAGCCAATAGCGCCATACACGTATACACCGCTCCATACCACAGGCACAATGGAAGCGCGGCCGGCGACTTTGCTAAAAACGTGGTGGAGATCTATTCAGCTATGTCTGGTGGCCCTAAGTTCTTGGAAGCCGCCAACAGGAAGGCCGACGAGATAGCCGCCATGAGGAAGGTGGTTAAGGAAACCTTTAGCCCAAATAAGAGCGGCCATGTATCCATGCCGGATGGAGTAGAGGACATAACTGTCTTCCCTGATGTCATGCCGTTTGCCGAAGATGGCGCCTACAAAACCAGCCAGCTGATAATGAATGTGCTGGATTCAATGAACCATGGCCAGCACGGCATGGGAATCATGGATGCCACTTACCAGATTCAGCGCGGCGGAGGCATATCCACGCCTGCAGGCTGGCTTAGGATTGGCGGATCACAAGGCCACCTGCTCTCACTCAGGGATGCGGGCATGCCTAAAGATATGACCATGTATGTTAGTGGAGCCATCTTGGCTTGGGAAAAGAATACCGGAAAGTCAGTCAACGGGCCAGAAGGGCCTCACTCTGGATTCTTCCACAGGCTGGCCACGCTTGAAGTAGCTCAACACGTTGGTGAGCTTACTGGTGGCAAGGTGTTCACCCACGGAGGTCAAGAGGGCAAGCTGGCTGACCACTTTAAAATAGCCCTTATGGCCCTTGGTCGTGAAGCAGAGAAGGCCTTCCCGGATGACTGGATGATGGCTTATCGGGGACGCGTCGGCACCTATACTGGCGCCCCAATAAACCTGTACGGCCCTATATCAAACAGGGTGCATGTTTATGAGGGCAAGAAGGTGGTCAATAAATCTAACACCGACAAGATAACCACCAAAGTCGGCTCTGAGGCTGGACTATTTGTGGCAGCTGGTGCCAATTCGAACTCTGCCGGATGGGGCTACATAGCTAACTATGGCCTGCCTCAATACGCCTTAGAGCTCGCCGTTCCCGGATCGACAGAAGCCTTCAAGCTTAACTACTCGCTAGATTCATTTGACCGCCCCTCTGTCAATGTTGATGGCAACTGGCTGGTGCTATCTGACGCGAGTGGCAAAGTCATCGAAAAGATAGACCAGACTCAGGCTAGCCCTAGGCAGCTTGAGGCGTTCCGTGAAAGGTATCTGCGGTCATCCAAGTACAAGGGCAACAACTGGATGGTCCGCACGTTCCTTAAGGAATTTGGACCGGCTGGAGCTTACGTAGACTTTGGAACGATATCTCCTACGTCTATCATGAAAGAATTCGCCGGGCATTTCCCAACGGGAACTGACGAAAGCGTGTTTGGTGACATGGACCTATCTAGGATCAAGGAAGCCATCCGTGCTAAGTATATCGAAAGGGGTTTAATAGGTCCTCAGCTTAACGAGAAATTCGCCGGTGAAAATATGCCGTCTGGAATGGCCGGGGACGCCATGGCGCCAAGCAGAGAATCAAACAAGGCTGTGACCCTCGCTTTAATAGAGCGCGGAATGATAAACCAAGACCAAGTTGGATCTTCAACTACGCCAATGATTGTTGCCGACAAGTTTGAGCTCAAGGGCGCCGGACTTCAGCCCTATGGTAATTCCATTAATCCAATGAACAGGAACATACAGCCGTTGATGTATAGGCCCGATCCATCAGGCACCCTCGCCGCAGGCATAGAGCACAAGGCACATGTCGATGGCCTAGTGAAGCTATTCTTCCCGAGGGCCCACCTAGACCCGGCTGCATCAGCAGCATATGTGATAAGGATGACCAACCCCCTCACCACTACGCTTGTGCATAGCCCTCTAGTTCGCTCCAAGGAAGAAGAAATCCAGTTCAGGCGTAGGGTTATGGAAGGCATACCTCTCATGCAAATTACCGGCGCGGATGTAAACGGAGGCGAGTCAATCAGTACCAATGGCGTCAAGAGGCTGGCTTTCCTGCTTAAGCGACGTGAAATGATGCCAACCCTAGAACGTGATGAGCGCCGCTGAACCTGATATGGCCGGACTGGCTAAAGACGGAATTATCTCCGGCATTCTCGGAGGTGCGGCCATGTGCGCCAGAATTCTTTTGAGCGACGAGCCGCTATCATTGGCGTGGATCGTCAGACGTGGTGCTGCAGCTATGATAACCGCAGCCATCGTTGGACTGCTTGCTCAGGATTATATCACCAGTAAGGGTGCACTTTATGCTTCGATAGGCGCCGCCGGCGCAGTTGCTCCAGAGATCATGGAGTACCTCATAAAATACGTCCGCGCGCGCGGCGAAAAGGAAATCAAACATGCACCAAAACCGACCACCAAAAAGCGCAGACGATCGAAGTAACCTTTTATGGGCAACATTCGTGATACTATCCATGGCCGCATCCTGTGCGGTCTATACAAGCTTTGTCGTTCAATCGGTATTAAGCTCCCTCCGCTCAACCAGTGCGATGGTGGTTCTGCTGACGGACAGCGGGGTTGCAAGCGACGACAAGAATCTCGAGCAAAACCTAAACGCAGCCCAGCGCGCGCTCGAAACAAGCGGTGACATGGCCATGGCCCTGACTGTCGCGTGTGTGATAGTCGCCATAGGCCTTATAGCCAAGGTGCTTAAGTCCTCTCGCATAGCCTTGGTCGTAATGTCCATGTCTGTGCTTGTTGGGTGTAAGAGCCCTGACAAAGAGCTACCGGCAGCTGAGCCAGCCCCCAAGCTGGCCGCACTTGATCAAGTGGGTAAAGATATCGACGTGATAGACTCTCGCGTAGCTGCAGCTGTCGTCGTCGCGCGGGAAGCTAATGCGGCCGGCAAGCCAGCTGTCGTCGAATCTGAGCTCTCTGTAGCTGCGTCAAGCTTACCAAAGGCTACGGAAGGTGATCTTGCCTACGCGCGCCAGCGTAGTGAGAAGGCCACGCCAGCTGAATATGAAGCTCAGCGCAAGAAGGCCGCAGAGAAACAGAAGCAGGTAGAAAAGGAATGGGCACAGCTTGAGGATCAGGTAAAAACAAACAGGGCCGCGATTGAAGCTCGCGACAAACGAATCGTAGAGCTCCAAGACGAAATGGTCAGGGTCAAGAAAGACGCGTCAGCTAACCTATGGACTCTGGCCGGCATAGCCATGTCGGCGGCGGGCGCAGCCTGCATGATATTCATGGGCCCAAAGACCGGCCTTCCATTACTTGGCTGTGGCATAGCTATGGGCGCAGTCCCGTTCGTGATAGACTCGGAATATTTTGGCATAATCGTGGCCTGCACCCTGAGTGGCCTTGCCCTTCTGGCGCTCTGGTATGCTTGGGACTGGGTTAGGGACAGGACTAACGCAAAGCCGTCCCCTTGACACGGCTAGGGCCCTCTATACGCTATCTCTGTTGGTTGTGAGATCGCGTGTGGGGTGGCTAAGCCTTAAAGGGCCGCAAGTCGGCCCGCCCTGAAGCGCAGAGGAAGTGGGATTCGAACCCACGGCCGGTTGCCCGACTTCGGTTTTCAAGACCGACGCATTAAGCCGCTCTGCCATCCCTCTGTGCCGGGCATGGTGTGGCCCTCGGCTTACCCGTCAAACAAAGAGGCCCGACTTTCGTCGGACCTCTACTCAGGAAGGGAGTCGAACCCTTACGCCTTGTCGGCCACGGCGCCTAAGGCCGTTGCGTCTGCCGTTCCGCCACCTGAGCAAAATCAGCCCTTGGCGAGCTTCTTAAGCACCTTGCGGAGCTCGCGGATGGCACCCTGAGCTTCAGCCTTGGCTTTGCGAGCCTCGACCTTGGCCTTCTTCTCAGCCTTGCTCTTGCGAACGGGCTTAGGAGCCGGGAATTGGGTGCTGGTAGCGCCGTAGACCGCAGGGTCGAGATTAAGAGAGCGCGAAAGCCTGATGGCTCCGATCTCCCTCATGACACCCCGGCGGATGAGGTCGGAGATGTTCATCTTCTCCTCGCGCGCCGTGATGACGATCTGCTTGTAAAGCGCAGCAGGAACAGCGGCACTGAGAATGCCGTGAACCGACTTGCCGTAGCCCATGCCGAGGTCCGCCTTGCGGGCGTACAACTTGCGGTGATCCGTCGCGCTGATACGCGCGGAGTATCCGCTGGTGGTCTTGATTTGTTTGATGGCGAAAGAGCCATCGTCTTTGGTGTTGTTGATCATGTGTGTGTTTGGTGTGGGTGAAAGTTATGGCCCTGCTAGGAATCGAACCTAGATCTAGCGTTTAGGAAACGCCTGTCCTATCCGTTGAACGACAGGGCCGTGGCTATTAGAACGGAACTTCGTCAGAGGTGTCGACGGAGCCCGGGCCGGTTTTGGCCTTGAGGTATTCGTCGAGCGCGTTGCGGAGCGTCACGTCAGCTTCGGAGATGCCCTTGTCGCCGTAAGGCTTGGGCTGCCATTCCTTAGCGTACCAGTCGAGACTGTTAGCTGGGAGTTGGCCAAGGGTCTGACCCTTGTTCTTACCGAAGTGGAGAATAGCGTTGCGCCACTCGCCCTTAACGGACGTCGGGGCCTGCTTGGGTTTGGCCGGAGCGTCGTACGACGTCTTATCAACCGGCTTGTAGTTATTGGTCAAGCTCTCTACCGCGCCTTGACCATCGTCATCCTCTGCGGCGAGATTTGCGATGGCCGACAATGCGTACCGGCGAAGATAGCTATAGATCGAGCCAGCCTTCTGCGCGTCGATCTTGGCCGGGTCCACAGGGATGTGGGCCTCGAACTCGATCTGGTCGCCGGTGACGTGGAGCAAGATGCTCTTGATGCCTACCTGTCCGCTGTGCGAGGACGGGTGCTGGATGATAGTCCAGCCGTGCTTGGCAAAAGTTCCCTTGATGGCGTCAATGTGCGAACCGAGGGTCGCATACTTGTTGCCGAAGTGGGGGTTCTTCGCGTCGAACTTTGGCGGTTGAACTTCGCTGATAGCCTTGACCAGAGCCGTGGAAGCGACGGCGCTGAGCTTGTTGTTGGTGTTGATGTCCATGGTGGGAGTTATTTGGTTTGGGTGAATTTGGCGAGGAAGGCGCGAAGAAGGAATGTGGTCAAGCCGCTGGTGGTGCGGTAGTCGCTTTTCTTAGCGAGGCGCTTAAGCGATTTGATCTCGGCCGGGTTGAGTCGAACAGTAAGGAAGTGACGCTTATGCGGACGCATTGTTGTCGGCTTCCTCCCATTGTGTGAGCGCCGTGGATACGTCGCTGTCAGTAGACGCAGCTTTGTGGAGCGCGCGGCCGGCGGCCTGAAGCTCACCGATCTTAACGCGAAGCTTTTCGAAGTCGGCGTTGATAAGCTCCTGTGCCGCGATGATCTTGGCGACGCGCTCATTGAGGAGATGGTAGTTCTCCTGCGCGGTGGCAAGCTCAGCCCGGGTAGCCATAAGCTGGTTGTTGGTGTGGAGCGCGTTGAGCGCGTTGTTGATGATATCGTCCATGATGGTAAAGGGTGCCCCCTTTCGGGGGCTGGTTGGTTAGGCCTTCTTAGCGTTGATGATGGCTTCGAGGGCGGCGACGCGCTTGTGGAGGTCCTCAACAGCGAGAACAGTCGCATTGTGAATGCGGATCATCTCGGGCATGTCTTCGAAGGGGTTAACCTCCGAGTGGCGCTTCCCGAGCACCTCGATCATGGGATCGTGGAGTTCTCGGATCATGTTGTGGATCTCCTCATGGGAGACGACTTTGGTTGGCTTGATGTAGGCCATGTGTGTGGTGTGTGTTTGGTTTGGGTTTGGTTTTCCGGATGGAAATTACTTGGCGGCCTTGATCATGGCGACGACGGCCTCCATGAGTTGAGCGTTAGTAGGATACTGCTCGTTGTTGACGAGGTGCTTGCTGATGTCAGCAAGGCTGATGTTGAACTTGATCTGAACATCGTCGCCGACACCGGCGCCCCGGTACTTGCGCTCAACGGAGGCTACCTTGGAGTTAGGAATAAGGGCGGCGAGGATGGCGGCATTGGCCTTCAAGCAAGCCTGCTCGGCGTTCACAGTGGCCTTAGCAGAGCGATGCCTAGCAAGCTCAGCGGAGGTCAACGTGGCCGCAGTATAGACGTTGGTCGAGAAGTGATGGCCGAAATTCTCGGCGAGGAGCTTAACAAGGCGCTTAGCGGTGGACTCCGGGTTGATCGGGCGGCCCTGATAGCTCTTAATGCTGCCGGTAGAAGCTTCGCTGGTGCGCTGGCATTCCGTGACATTGCCATCCCAAGAGCGCTTGGTGTCGGTATTAGGGAAGACGTTGTAGGTGCTATAGCTGATGCAGTCGATAGCGCCGTTGGCGCGGGTGCTTGCGCCGAGGATCGTCATGACGATGTTGCCGGTCTTGTCAAAGGCGGTGAACGGGTTCTCGGGAAGCGCAACCACGTTATCAATCCAACTAAACTCGCCGGTGGTGATGAAATGCTTACTGGTGAGGTCAGCGATATTGGCCTTGGCGGCGGCAATCTTAGCCTTGTAAGCGTCGATGGCCTTGTTGCTGCTCTCGCCGAAGATCACGCGGAACGTGGTCTTCTCATGGGAGCCAGCGTAGTGGCCGTTGTTGTGCTGGGTGACCTCGATGGCGGTCTTATAGCCGGCCTTGGCGAGTTCGGTGGTAACGGCGCTGACGAGGGCATTATAGCCTTCGGCGGTGACGTTGTGCTGTTCGATGGTGTTGCTCATGTGTGTTATTGGGTGAGGAGATCACTATCCCTATGTGTGCACTCTCGTGCAACACCTATTTAACAAATACTTACTTAAAGTTGGTAAGTCGTTGATATGGAACGTGATATTCTTGCACTTTTGCCCTGAAATTAGGGGGTGTAGAGCTGATTGTGCCCCCCATTCGGACGTATCCAGTGACTCCAAAGCGGTATCCGGCATACACATCCGCAAAAGTGATCGGGCGCTTGAGCTTGGCCCGGAGACGTATGTAGGTGATTTCCAGATACGCAGCACAAGCTCTACGCGCGGCCCAGCGATTGTGTGCATCAATCCATGGAGCCTTGGATACTTCGCTCCATGCGTCATTGCTTATTCCATACGCACCGCGAGCTATGACAAATCCGCGCGACGTATGCAGGCATGCGTCAGGATCAGACACGCTGCCGGTCTCAAGCTTGCGCACCCATTCAGTCTGATCAGCAAAGCCAGTGACAGATGCAAGGAACATGAGCCACTTCATTTGATGAGCCTCCACTTATTGCATGCTACATCAAACAGGGCCATCCACCTTTTATAGTCAATGGCCTTGCGGCTAGATACCTTCCTGATTTCGAGAGGCGTGAGAAGCTTCATGCCGGGTCTCATAAGTTCTGGCCGGCGCTTCTGCTTCATATCATCTCAGGCGTCTCAACGCCCGGCGCCACAGCTACGCTCGAGAACAAGTCCTTATCCTTGAGGCGCGCGACAAACGCTGTGCCGATCTCTTTGTCTGGAAACCTATCAAGCAGCGACTGGCCGGTGTGGTTAGTCGTGATGATGGTGGGCCTAAGGGCTTGTGTTCGCTGGTCGATGAGCGCGAACAGCACAGAGGCCATACGCTCGGTCATCTTCTCTTTGCCAAGGTCATCAAGGCCAAGCACGTCACACTCAACGAGGTCGCGCATCATCTTATCCCACCTATCCTTGCCCCACGCGGCAACAAGGTCGGCCTCAAGCTCGAACATGGTAAGGATTCGTACGAAACGCTTAGCGCCCTTGAGCCTGTTGCGCACATACCACATGCACCGGGTCTTACCCTTGCGAGTAGCTCCGTGTATGATGATAGACCGCTTGGTCACAGCCGGATCCCAATGCATGGCCACGTTGCGCAGCACCTCGGGCAGCCTGTTGGGATCAGTATCCTTGAACAGCTCTGGGCATCCATCCGTGTTACTGGGGCTAGGCTTAATGCCCTCCTCCTTCGCGCGGATAGCCTCGGCTGCCAACACGCAAGCTTCCGCGCAACAATACTCAGCCGGCGCCAGCCTGATCACATGGCCGGCAATCTCGAGCACGTTAGGCTGGATCATACAGCCGCAATTCACACAGGGCTTAGCTTCGTGCGTCATTGTACATAGCCCTGATTGTCTTCTCGCTGAACGCCTTGAGGCGGCCATCAAGTCGAAGGTTAAAGTACCTCACCTTGCCCTTGGTCCTAGCCTTGAGTGGCCGGACCACAGAGCCATCAGGCAGCATGTGGTACTTGGTGTCGTTGATCTGTTTCATGTCAGAATCCCTTGGCGTGGTCATTGTCGGACTGCGCCGGCTTCACCACGCGGCCATAGAGGCCCGTGGCTGCCTTCACATGGATAGATTGCCACTCGTTGCGACTGGATACCTCAAGAGCGTCGATGGCGGACTTAGGATCGAAGCCAGACAGGTATTTCACCTGCTTGAGCATCCAGCTGACGCTGGTGGTCCATTTGCGGGCCCGGCGCACCTCAAGGTACTTACCCCATGCTATGTTCACGTCTCCATGGAGCTCAGCAATAGCCACCCCAAGCTCATACGCCTGTATCTTAGTCTTATCATTTACATCAGTTGTATCTATAGGGTGAAGTTTCTTTCGCCCCCCACCGGAAGTTTTCTTCACCCCCCCGGTGAAGTTTTCTTCACCCTCCAAGCTGAGTGTGACCACGTCCCAGAGCACACCCTTTTCGTCGCGCGTGATCAGGCCGGCCTCAACAAGCTCCCCGATGAGCATCTGGACGTTGCGGTCTGTGCAATGCAGGTAAGCACCAAGTGTGGCCCTAGAGGCATAGCACCCACGCTCATTACTGAGTATGTGTACGATGCTCCAGAGGAACTTGGCGTTCGTGCTGATGTTGGGGTTACTAAATACCTTGGCCGGTATCCACACGCCCTTGAATGGCAGGTCACTCATTAATCTTAGGCTTCACATTGCCCTTAGGCCTGATCGGCGTAGCGCATGCAAGCGCGCGGAACTTCTCAAGCTCCTCTTGAAGGATAGCGTAGTCCGCGTAAGGAACCCAGTTGCCCTCTGGGTTGCGTACCATCTGGGCGAGACCGCCCTGCGGCGCGGACAGGACCATTACGTACCTGTTGCCGGCGCCATCATGTGGTGTGAGTTCCATTACAGGCTCGAGCGCCAGAGGTACTTCTCATCAGAGAGACCAAGGTCACGTTGGGTGTGGATGCGGTACAGGCCGGCGATCAGGTCGCGCTTACCATAGTCGAGCGTCTGCTGGCTGATATCGAACGCGCGCGTATTCATCGTGTCCTTAGCACTCACAACGTACGAGCATTCAACCGGCATCTTGAAGTGAGCACTAGCAAGCAGCGAATAGACGTAAGCCTGAAGGCCCCAGTTACTATCGCGGCACTTGCGCTTGACCGCTTCGAACGTGCATTGAGGCGCGGTCTTGTAGTCGCCCACGAATACCTTACCAGAGTTGAGCACCTCGACGTAATCGAGCTGACCCTTAATGCAGACATTCGGGATACGCGTATCGCCATGCTCGAGGTCAATCGTGGCCACAAGGCTAAGCTCAAAGATAGGCTTAGCTCCGCCGGCCGGATTGAGCGCTCGCATCAGCCTGAAGCCATCAATAGCAAGGGCGTTAGCCTTGGCTGCAATGTCCTCAGCGATGAGAAGCTTGCCCTTAGACTCAGCTTCAGCCGTGAACATTCTGAACAGGTTCTTGCCTTCGGTTGTGCGCTTATCGAGCTTGGGCATGAGCTGATAGATATCACTAAGCTCCTCACCCGCGCATACCGAATGGTAATAGCGGCCAAGGATGATGTCGTCGGTCATATCCTGCTCGCTGTAGATCTTGTGCCCGGCATTGCAGCCGTGCTCGAGAATCTTTTTGATCAGGCTCTGGTTGATGCCGTCATGACTGCGATAGTCAGCCGTCGGAATGACGTTGACCTCACGAATCGTGATCTTGGCGTTGTCTGCGAACTCGCGCTCCCGGATGAGAGGCGAGATGTTGGTGTTGTTTGGGTCCATGTATGTGTGGGTGGAAATTAGCGAGTGGTCATGTCCTCGATCCAATCGAGAATCATGGGCATGGCATCAGGGCCATACTCAACGCCGTCAATGACAACCTTTGGGGTGCCAGAGCTAAGCGCGCGGAATGCTGCGAACAACTCGCGTCGTTTGGTATCGTCGCTCACGATTGTGTCCCCTTGGCGCGAGTCTTGATCGCGCGAACACTGAGAGGAACAATGCGTACATCGTCCCAAGAGAGGCCATTGACGACCCGGGCCTCCTTGTCGCGCAGCTTCATAGCAAGGTTCATGTTGCCGCAGTATCCAGCGATCACCCAATATGGGCCATCGTTCTGATGGCGCTCATACGAGTCCTTGGCATTGCGATGCCAACTACTGAGCCACATCCAATCCTTATGGCTCTCGGTGATGAGGGCCATCTTGGCCTCGATGTTGGCGATCTCAACCTTAAGCTGAGCGAGCTTATGCTCGATGAACTTAGGGCCGCGCAAGCAACCTACGACGTACTCGTATTTGCGTGGGCTGATGCGGCTGCCAATAGAGACAGTCTCGATGTGGGCCGTGTATTCGTACTTTTCTGGTCTGAGGTTTGTGGTCATGTGTGTATGGGAAATTAGCGGTTACGAAGCTCAAGCTTCTCGAGCATAGCGTAGACCTCATTGATGAGGGTCGTGTTGAAGCTGATCGCGCGCTCCTTGCGCCGGATGTTGGCCGCAACGCTTGCGTCCGGGTCGATGGTGCCCCCGGTCTCGGCCTTGACGACCTTGGCTGTGTGTTCGTGGATGATAGCGAACAATGCGTCGCGTACCTTAAGTTCTGCTGCGGTTCTCATGTGTGTAGTATTGGGTGAGGCAAACGTTTTGACCCATCCCCTAGCTCATGTCAAGCTAGTTGACCTATTATTTGGTGGGCCCTGCCGGATTTGAACCGGCAACCAATCCCTTATGAGGGGACTGCTCTAACCATTGAGCTAAGGGCCCAGTCAAATCACATGCGCTCGCCGGTGCGGATCAGCACAGGCTGCCTATCGCCCATATAGACCACGCCGCGCACAATATTATAGTCCACCCATTCGGTGGCCTGTGTCATGCGCTCGCATTCATCGGCCTCATCTTCGAAGGCCTCATAGTAGCAAGCAATCAGCTTCTCGTAGCTGTAGTATACGTGCTTACCATCTGGATCCCAACCAACGATAGCTTCGTCAAGCTCCTCGCGCGGCTCGAGCAATATGCAACCGCTTAGGTCATCGTTATCATCTATCACATCATCGAACCAAGTGCGGTTCTTAGGCTTCACATCAGGCCCTAGCTTATCAGCTGGGCTTGTGCTTACGCGTGGCTTTATCTTTTTGGTTTTAGGTTTGCGTCTCATGGCATCTCAATCCAGATCTAATCGTACCACATGTCCATCCCAATCTACGAGACCAACAAGGACCGGCAGCGTGAGCGCGCGGTAGCTGATTTCCTATCCATCAGGTGGAATTGCGTCCCTGTGCCATCCGGCCAATTAGCCATCCATGACTATGCCCTATGCAGGCACTCCCATGCAGATGATAAGCTATTCGCGCATGCCTATCTGGAGATCAAATGCCGGTCACTCCACCGCGAGGATTTCTGGCTATCCAAGCACAAGTGGGATTACCTGTTGGAGCTATCGGACACGACCAATCGGCCAGCCTTCGTAGCCGTCCATTGTGCCACGTCCGACGCTGTCAGGTATGTGCGAGCTTGCGAGCCATACCCCCAGCTAACCTTTGCCGGCCGGACTGACAGACCAGATGATCCCAATGCCATGGAGGATATGGTCATCATCCCATTACATCGATTTACCCATCTGGGCTGCCTCAGGAGCTCATTGGACAGCTCGACCTGACCCAGACTACCGGTTGGTCATTCCGTGACCCTGATTGACCTAGGACAGGGATATAATCGACGCGTGACCCTCGGATGGTAGTCCCCTAAAGAAGCACCTGTGTCAAGCCCCCTATCTGCGGCCGCGCTGGTTAGACGTGCATTTGGTGTAAGATCAGCACCTGACAAGCACTAGACATAATACCTGTTGTGCGCATTGACCTGCTATCCGGCCTGAGCTGCTACGCTGAAGGGGGCGGGGGGGGTCCGGCGGCTGCCGCTGGCGCTGGGGCTGACGGGTCATCAGGGGTATCGGCTGAATTCAAAAAAATCCCCCTAGGGTCCTTAGCCCACTTCAGGTATTTCTCAGTTTCCACCGGCCGGTCTACCACGACTTGGGCATCTATGACGACCTCCTTGGCCCTAGCTAGCTCGGCGCCGCGAGATTTAAGCAGTCTGTCGAGCGAAGCATGGTCTATGGAAAATCTGTGTTCCACGACTGCCTGTGGCTGGTCTTGGAGGGTCAGAATCTTGTCTATGGCGATACCCATGGCGATTGGGATCTGGGAGACATGCAAGCTGTCAATCTCGTCGACCAGCTTCTGGCTGGCCTGTTGGACGAAGCTCTTGAGGTTGCGGACAGTCGCGGTCTTGAACTCGTCGTTCAGGCCGGTGACCTCCGGCATCTGCCGTTTGATGGCCATGACGTTGTTGGGAGACATGCGCTGGTCTTTAGCAATCTCGTCGATACCGCGCCCGGCGCGGAGCAGCTCCATCACCGCGTTCTTGCGCTCCGTAGTGATGCGACTGGCATTATGGTCAGAGCTCGGGTTCGTATCCAGACGCTCATTCTCGTTTGACATGCTTCGGGAGTGTTACAATAAATCTGCCCATGTCAAATGAGCTTGTGAGCCGCGACCCGCTTAGGATCGACTTCATTACGCACATTGAGCCAATCAGGACAACTCACCAAGCTGACCTCCGAATCCTGAAGACGAAGGATGGCCGGCAATTCATCGGCAAGACGTCCAAGTCGAAGATCAAGAATTGGGGCGAGCTGTTCGCCATGCAGATTCGCCGGCACAAGCCGGACAAGCCCATTGAGGGCCCGCTTTGGCTTAGGCTTACCTTTGCCTTCCCCCTGAACAAGGGCGATAAGGCCAAGAGCCTGCCACATGCGGTCAAACCTGACTGGGACAACTTGCCCAAGACCATCTGCGATATCCTGACGCGCGAAGGATTCTGGCACGACGACGCACAGGTCGTTTTCGGCCAAGTCGTCAAGTGCCGCCACCACCAGCCTTTTGTCGGAGTCCGCATCTGTCCAGCTCCTTGGATCGATGAAGCCTTCGTCGACGCCCTCTATGCATCCCACAACCCAGACTGAGAAGGAGATAATAGCCCGGTATGGCTTGCCCCGAGACGAGATGATAGCCTTTCGGCGCGCTCAGCTCAAGGAAGGCGAAGACTGGTTTCGTGAGACGCAGGGCGCCAAGCCGGCTCATATGTGCCCAATCATATTCACCGACGGCGGCTACCTCAAGGTTCTCGCCAAGTTTAAGCTTACGACTACCGAGCAGGATGTCTGGCCTAAGATAGCCATCGTTACCCGGACCAACTGGCCAAACCAGCGGCTGATGTCTGTCCTTATTGACGGCAAATCCCACAACGTCGTTGTCGCCAATGCCAAGCTGTTTTATCCGGGCGCCGAGGTAGAGGTTGACCGGAAGGGCGGGAAACTAATCTGCTCGCAACGGCCCTTGAGCGCGGCGAAGCTGTTTTCAGCAATCAAGCGACGCCATGGAGAAACCAAGGGCCCGTAAATAATGTCACGATCCGACGAAGAAGACGATCTCCTCGAGATCCCAAGCCCAGCCGAACAGGCCCGGACTCGGAAGGCTGTCTCTCAGCAAGCTACCAAGAAATCTCCATACGAGGCAAACTTGGACCTTCTTTCGCCGTTTGCGCGGAAGCTACATCTGGAAGAAGACAGGGAACACATCGCCCGGTCAAGGGAGGCAGGGCTTAAGCCTAGCACAATATTCCTAAATCGAGTGACCATCGCAATGGGCGCTCAGGGAATGATTAACGCCGGCGGCGAGAAAAAGAACACCAAGTACGGCGGGTCTGTCGGTATCGAGGAAGGCGCGGAAGGTATAATGCGGCACAGTCGTGAGTACCGAGCTGGCTTTCACCGGCAGCGTAGCAATGGCGGCAAAGGAGAAAAAAACGAAGCGGGCGCCCTAGCGGGCGCCAGATACGGGTCACCGGAAATGTTTCCGGGCAAGTTCCCGAACATTGTAGCAGGACCAATTTCAGTTGGGTTTGGTAGGAGTGCGGGGGGCGTGAACATAGACATACTCGGTGCAGGGAAAAGGGGCTTTGCCAGCAGGGCTAACACGTGAGCTTCGAGCAGATCAATATCGGGACGCGCGACGACCCGCTGATGGTCACGCGGCATCCAATAATACATACGCCATCAAAGGATGATCTGGTTGAGCTAGCGCGCGAGCTTGGCCCAGATGGGGTGGTCGATGTGCTTAAGCGGCGCGAAGAAAAGATTAAGGCAGAGGAGCTAGACCCCTACAGGCATGGCTACGAGCCGGACCACTGGCATGACGCCGACGGACTCCTGATGTCTGGCAACGAGCTCCTGATCATGGGCGGTAACCGCGCTGGAAAAACGGAATACGCAGCCAAGCGCGTCATGCAGCTTCTGTGCAGCCGGCCGAACTCAAGGGTGTGGTGCCTGCATACAACCTCGCAGACCTCCATTCAGATGCAGCAGGCGGTTATCTGGAAATACATGCCGCCGGAATACAAAAACGCTAAGAAGACCAAGGTCACCAACATCCAGTACTCCCAGAAGAATGGATTTACTGACGCTACATTCGTCCTGCCCAACAAGTCTCAGATATTCTTCATGAACTACG